GCGCTGCTGAGCGAACTGCGCTTCAATTTCCGGCGTAACCATGTTGTAGTAGCGTGAGACGTTGTACAGCCCGAACTCTTCGGTCATATCTTCCAGCGTATTGTAGATATGACTGGCAGTGACGAACGGATTGTTAATGCCGAGTGTCTGGTACAGCGTCATTTGCTGCTGGAAGGTGGATTGCAGACCCATCATCCGCTTGTCGTCGTCTACAGTCCCAAGACCAACCTGCGGATCGGCTTGCAAGTCAGGATCAAACAGCAACTGATCGACAGGGACGACCATACCGCGCATCCGCACGACTTGCAAACGGTCTAGGTGCTGGATGGAGAGCTTAAGCAACTTGCGAAACACGCCAACCAAACCTGTTTCGATGATGTTGCGTACAGCAAGCTCAACTTGGCCTTGGGATAGCTGAATTGTGTTCTGTACAGCCTGTTTATCGGTCGATTGCATCGCTGACGGGTCCAAACCCTGCGCAGCTTTAGTAACTCCGAGCTTATTTTGACCATCTTGGTCAAGATATTGCAGCATCGGCAGCGAGGACTGTATCTGAGACGGGATGGAGATAACCTGTACAGTGCTACCTTGTCCTTTCATCCGAATAGGATGACCAATATTCCAATTCTGGAGATCATCGAAGTTACATTGCGACGGATTCGAAGCCAAACGCGGATTATTGGCCATGTGGATGTTATCCACCATGCCACGCAGCAGCGACGTGAGCGTATCCTGCTGCGGAATCGCGATATCCGGGTAGCTAGTGCCGAGAACGGTAAAAGCGCGCGGATCATGGCAGATCACATCAAACGGAGACTCGCTTTCGCGGTAATGATCCAGCAATTCATAGGAAGTACCGCCCAAATACACGCAATATAGCTGGTCGAAGCCGACATCTTCCAGATCAAGTCGGACATATGCCTCGGTAAGCAGGAATCGATGGGATAATAGGTCGCCACGGCTTGATTCTTCGTGCTTCTGGTATCCACGACGAGCGCGAGTGACACCTTCCACCTCCGTTTGCTCGGGATCGTGGTCGTCTAGCTCCATCCAGTCGTCGTATTCCAGCCCCATTTCGAGCGCTTCAGCCACCGTGACGCTGCGACGATGCCCATGAACCCGCGCATCGGCGCATGAACGTGCATTGCGGGAGACGAAGAACTCGCCATAAGGCACCGCCTGCATGCGAATCCGCCCATTAGTGCGGCTCCGCTCCACCTCCACGTCGTATAGCTCTATCTCTTCTTCCGGAGGCGGTGCCGACGGAACTCCACCCGGCGGGGGCGCAACCGGAGCAGCGGTCGGTGGCGCAGTACCGGAGGCGGCGGGGGCCGCACCTACCGGCATAGGCGGCATCCCACCGGGTGGAGGCGCAACTGGTGCCGCCACCGGAGGCGGCGTCGTGTTACTAGTAGCAAGATCGACTTTCTCGATGCTCAGCACCTCGACGCTGGGCATATCTTGCAGTATCTCTACTTCATCCAGCGTCAAGCCGGTCATCTTAATGTAATCGGGCGGCGGGTTAGCATCCCAGTACGTCTTCACCGGACCAATTCGATGCTTAAAGCTCTCATCCGTAGCATCGTACAGCACTCTGTAGCCGTCGTTCGCCCAGAACAACTGGTGTACATACGCTTCTTGCTGCTCAACCACCCCAGCTATCTGAATATTAGACGGGACATACTTCACAATCCGGCGGCGATTACCGCACAAGACCCGCAGCACAGAGGGCCGCACATTCCGGATCGCATCGCGCACCGCAGTGGAAACAACTTTGGAGCGGCCTTCCTCAACCGGGATGTCCACTTCCCCGTTGAAATACCGATCTCCCTTCTCAAAATCATCTGAAAACTCGCTATCGATAAAATCGACAGCCGCTTCCACGTCCTCCACGATCATCGGGAGGAAGTCTTCTAACTCATACGGCTTCTTAACTTCGGCCATTACCTGCTCAGCGTCTTAGTAACCCCACGCTTCGGTTTCAGCTTGTTGTCGTTCTCCATCGCGTACGACAAAAGCTTCCGATGCGGATACTCTCCGCTTTCCCCTTTGGAGAACATCGGTTTCGCTTTGGGATGATCGCGTGGAAATTCGTGCCGCGTGCGGCTTGTGATCGGCATGGAAACACCGCCCTCCTAATGCATCAGGTTGGTGTCTGGGTCGTTGCCCAACTAGTTGTATGCCAGTATTGTGACACATACAATATCTAGATCGCCGCGTCAATACTTATTTTTCATGCGACCGCTTTGTATTTGTAGCCCAGTGGTTTATTCCAAGCTACATCTCTACCAGCCCCGTTCATAATGGAAGCGTCCTCCGCGAGCGTCATGCAGAAAGCATCCGCCAAGTTAGGGCTGGAAATGCCGCGCGCTTTCATATCTCGCTTGCTTTCCACATCAGCCTTACCACTGCTATGATCCTTGAACGCAGGCTCGCTGCACTCCTCCACAAACCGCTCTATCAACGTGTCGTCTATGGCGCTACTGATCCAGCAGTCTTTCGTCTCAAACCAACAGCGCGCCTCCCACCACAACTCCGCTCTCATCCGCACAAACCGATCCTTCATGCTAGCCATCTCGGCAACGTTGATCGCAGTCACAGGCAAGTCCATCTCAGAGAGCCGGTCAGCAACGCCAGCGCCGATTCCGATCACATCAACAAAGATGCTCGCTGGCCGCGCGCTGGGGGCCAAGTCGTCCCACAGCTTCTTCACTTTGCCGACGACGGTCATTATGTTCTCGTCGTTCCACTCATACAGCGCTGTAACGCCGCGACCGCAACGCTCACAAAATCCGGTTGGGTCACCGCCTCGACCGGGATCGACACCCCACACTTTGATCTCTCGCCCGGTGGGATGGATATCCCGAAGCACCGCCTCCTCTACCCAAGCGCGCGGTATGACGCTATCCGCGTTGCCGATTGGGAACTCGCCCAGCACTCGGACCTTGTACTGCTGGGAATCTCGTCCGTAGGTGGTGGCGATCTGCTGCGGGAAGCTCGGGTCAACCCTAGTAGAGTCGAAGCTGGTAACTTTATGCGTCTTCCACATCTTCTTCAATTTAGTCTGCGTCTTGTAGAACAATCCAGTCACTCGCGTGGGATTGCTAATGAGAACCGCGATAGAGCCAGTCGTTGACAGCGTACCTTGCCCCGCTTCGTAGACAGTTTCATGCACACCGGAAGCTTCGTCTACCAGCAGCAGCACATGCTTCGCGTGGATTCCTTGGAGCGCTTCCGGCGTCTCTTTCCTAGCCGTTCTGAAGCTTATGAAGTTGTTTGCGCTGTCTGGTTTTCTGGTAACACGCTCAGATGTGATATCCAACTGGTCCCTGAGCCAAGCAGGAAGGCGACCTGCCCACTTTCTGACTTCAGGGATGATTCCGTCCTGCAACTGGTTAAAACTGGGGGACGTAACAATGACTTTAACGTCATCTCGAAAGAGTACAAAGTGCAGTGCAAGCCAGCTAACGAGCGCAGTCTTCCCAACTCCCACTGCTGACCTAATAGACTCCTTTGTCTCTCCATCGTCTAGCTCTCCAAGTACACTTCGCTGCCAGTCCTCGATCCCCTTCTCTACTCTGATCCATCCCTGCTTCACCTCATCCCCGGTGCCGACTTGGTACTCGACACCGCCTTCCTCGTACACATCCTTAACTCCCAGCACCTCTTCCACAAAGAACGTGCGATCGAACATAGCGCGCTCGATGATGGAACGGGCGGCTAATCGTTCCGGCGCACTGAGTAAGCTTAGATCCATCGTGCTACTCCGTAGCTAGATCAAGGTCGGCATCTTCGTCTACATAAAATTCTGTAGCCAGATCAATCTTACTCAACATCTTGGCGAACTCAACAAGCAAATCTTTAGCGTCCAGTCTGAACGCCTCATGCTTAAACATCTTACCGTGCGTGGTCGGTATGCCATCTGCGCGGTAATTACGAAAAGCGTTCTTAACTAGGTACTCCATTCTACTCGCTGTATTGTTATCAAAGATCTGGCGTTTGTACAGCATCTTATAAGTATGCGGTTCTTTCCGCAGCCGATCCACAGTCGATTGCATCGTAATCCCTGCTTTGATGGCTACCGGCTGGTCAGCCGCATTTCGCAACTCAACAATATAGAAAGTATGCCGCATCATTGTGGTGGTCCTCTTGCTACTGGTAACTCGACGATTTTCTTTGATTTTACAAAATTTTTTTATTTCTGTCAAGTACAATATTTAGTGGGGGCGGGTCGGTTTCTAGCTGTGTAAAGCTCTGTCGCTGTGGGGGTTAATATTAATAGCGCCCGCGACGGTGGTCGCTGGGGCTGGGGGCCTTCGCGCTTCGCGCGTGCGCGCACGCCATGCGCACTGCGCATGCGTGACGACTGACGATTGCTGTCAATCGTCAGTCGTCTTAACATAATGCGGATTATGCGCGGCGGATGCGCCAGCCCCAAGCAGGGCAGGATCGTCTACACTCTGAGGTTGAGTGATGCCTCGCATCACACGCCAAGCGTGTGCATGGTCCGAGGGACATGGGACAAAGCGGGAACGCCATGCGCCTAGTGCATAGCTCGGAGCCTGATTATCACAGTTTATTGCAACTTTGTTTCAATCGTTCACGAAAGCGGACGGCGGGAGATTGCTGTCAACCCCACGCGGCGGGCCGGATCGCCGCACAGCGCGTGGGAGGCCACCTACAGCCCCGCTGGCATCGGCGGCTACCCAACCACCTAGAAACCGCCAGAGGCCGCTAGAACGCCAGCGCATGGAGTGTGCGACCCCAGCGAGAGGTGCCCCGAGGATGCCCCGCCGCGGCCCTGTGATCGGGGCAGGACGGCAGCGGCGGGTTTCGCCGGGCCGCGACCACCGGGCCGCAGACCGCGGCTGTACGGGGCTTGTGGCGCGTCTCCGAGGATACCGCCAAGCCGGCTCGATTGACCAACCAACCCCGTGACGCGCTCCGGGGTTCCAAGCGTGCAGCGAGGAACCCCCGGAACGGGGTGCGCGAATCGT